TCCATGAAATTCCCTTAGAATTTTTACGAAGTTTTTGATATAATTTTGCCTCTGGACCCATGTCTTAATCGAGGTAACCACCTCACTCATTAGTAGTCGTTTACAAGCTTATCTGGTAGTATTATATTAGATTGTTTTATTGTCTTAAGTACCAACCTGTGAGCAGTATGAATTCTATTGTGACCTATAATTGGTTCTGAATGTTCCTGAACTTCCATTCGTTTAATCTTATGAAGCTTGCCATTAACTTCCACCATGATGACAGCATTTGAAATAGCATTCCCTTGTCTACCCACTGCGTTGGACTCTGTAAATTTAGATAAGAACTCTTGTAAATCCATTACCCTCATTTGTGTAATCTTTCTGTTAAATCAGAAACTTCTTGAGCAAGTTTTTTATTATCTATTTCTAGTTCTGTTACTCTCTTTTGAAGAGAGCCATTAATCTTCTGGTGCACACTATCTATAATTCTAGCATCCGCTAATTGTTTTTTTAAATCTTTTATTTCCGGAGAATTATTATTTATACCTTTAACAATAGCAAGTTCACCTTGCGTTTCTTCTAGTTGTTTTTTTAATTTATCTATTTGATGTGTTAAATCTAAAGGACCTCTCCCCTCATTTGTAATGCGTGCTTCATTTTCGTATGACATATCCTGTGTATAATCTTGAATTTTAATGTAGGTTTGTTTATTTTCTTTCATACTTGACTATTTTAGCATTTTAAGGTAACATTGTCAACCATGTCGCAACAGAAAAGATTAACAGAAATGCAAAAAAGGTTTGCAGAATTTATTGTATTCGGTGGACCTGATGGCCCTGTATCACAAATGGAAGCGGCTAAACTTGCGGGCTACAGTCATACACGTGCGAGAGTGGAAGGATCTGAACTGATGAATCCACGACAGTCACCTTTAGTTGTAGCCTACATTGGTCAGCTTAAAGAAGAAAGATTAGCTAAACACCAGGTATCATACGAAGGACATTTAGCAGAGCTAGATAGAATTAAACAGGCGGCTCTAAAAAAGAACAGCTTCTCTTCAGCCGTAAACGCTGAAGTAAGTCGTGGAAAGGCAGCAGGATTATATATAGACAGAAAAATAATAAAAACAGGTAAGCTAGAGGACCTATCAGAACAAGAATTAGAAGCAAAGTTAAAACAAATACTATCCGACTACGAGCCTCTTTTAAATGCAAAGATTGTTGAAGGGGAAGCAGTAGAAACTCCTAAATCCTCGTCATCTTCTTCACACAAGAAGCCGGTATCATTGTCCGATCCCCAAAAGTAATTGTACCATCTTCATCTCTATCAAAGGAAGCAAATAATTTAATTGCGTATCTATCCTTATTATATAACCACCCTTCATTGACAGGAAAACTTAGTTTCATCTTATCAAATTCTTTATCAGTAGCCCAGCCCGAATCGCTCAAGATATCGATCCACTCCACTCGGACTTTAGGAAAAGGCAGCTCGGGAGTTGTATGAGTCACGACATGTTTTCTTCTTCTCTTAGGCATGGGGATAGTATATAGGGATGTGGGAGCATAGACAAGTACTTAAACCAAAGAAATAATCGCTTACCCCCCTAGAGAATGACATATTGACAGATTCTGTAAAATGAAATGTCACACAATTTGTCACTTTTTTCCTTAAATTAATATTGATTTTACTATCTTTTCTGTCTTTGTGACAGTATGACAGATTATTTTGACTAAATAATTTTTTTTGAAAATCATTTTTATCTGTGAGATTACTATATAGTGCGGTCAGCTTTATTTTAGACATATTTCTGCCTCATTTCCGCCATAATTGGCCCCGTGGGGAAATAAAAAAACCCACGAGGCAATAAGTGATTGCCAGCAAGATTGATGAAAACCGGTGTAAGACACCGAAGGGAGTAGAGAAATCTTACCAGCTTTGTTCAAGAATTCACCCATCCTTGTTAGATAACCTCTATCCCTAACTCTTAACTCTATATTATGCTCCATTAAATGCATCCACATCTAAATGAACATTTGCTTGTTCCTTCTCATCATGAATCAACTCATGATACATATCAAGTCTCTTTAAAAATTTATGCTTCCATTGCTTTAATTCTACATCCTGAAATCTAAATTCTTGAAAATACAAGTCAGGGGTGCATATCATTATTATACCCTGCTGTATGCTTGATTTATGAACATAGTCGTGCGCCATGGCATATGCTGCTATCTGCATGTAGTAATCTTCTATCCACTCTTTTTTCTTTGCGCGATTTGATTGCTTAAAATCTATAATGGTATCCATACCATTGTGATTACATACCAAGTCAGTAGACCCAGCATATAACCCAGGATAGTGTAGCATAACTTCTGAACCGTAGTACTCTTCAACCGGTGTAAGACCCATCTCAATAACTTTTTGGGCCATGGGCTTCGCCTCCTGTCCGATCTCTGTAAGATCATCGTAGCCAACTCCCGTAACATGAGATTCGAGGAATTTATGCATGGATGTTCCCCTCCTACTACTATGATTTTTAATTTGCTCTGCTCGTTCTTCTCCAACTTTGGCCTTCCAGTCTTTTAGAAATTGTTGATTTTTTGTTTTGCCTAATATCGTAGTTACACTCGGAAGTCTAGATCCGTTGAAGTCATAAACTCGACTTCCAGATTCTTCATCCGTAATTTGTTTTCCTCGTAAATAGTTGTATTTATTAGCTTTTTTCATGCCTTTCTTAAGCTTATCTAAATCATGAAATTCTTTTATATCTTCTTTATTCATCATTTTTTATTTTGTCTTTCTTTTTTATTATTTAAAGATTGTTGGTAAGATTCATTTAATTCTTCTTGTTCTTTTTGACCAAATATTTTTTTTAAGTCTTTTACTTTTACTTCATCATTTATGATTCCTTGTTTTTTCCATTTTTTATAACCTTTGATCCAAGCATTAGCATCTTTACTAATCTCAGCTGCTATCTCATCCATGTTTCTCCAAGTAATCTCATCAAATCTTTTTCTGTATTTATCATTAGAGACTCTAGATTTACCATCCCATTTACGTCCTTTTTCTTTACTCATAATACTACCACCAACATATACAATGACAATACTGTCATCAATCCTAAAAAACTAAATATAAAAATAAATATCTTATTCATTAACCTTCTTTATTGCATTTAAGGATACCTTCTCAGCGACATTCCCGGAAACCGAGATCCGTGTTCCGTTAGTCTTGAACGGTGCAACATAATGTTTACACCACGCAGGAAAAATAAACATATCTCTATCCTCTGGAAATGCAGCTTGGTACGTGATCGCTTGTCTATCTCCTTCACCATACAAAAAACTAATCCCCCCAGGTCCACTACTCTTACCTTTAAATTCTTTATGTTCTTTTTTTAAAGACTCAGGTACACTTAAGTAGATAACAAAAGACAATTGATCTGAATGATCATGGGGTGGATTAAACTCATGTTTTTTCTGGTAATTAACCCATAGCGCTGTAAGTAGATACTCTGGCTTTCGCTCATGCTTTTGATTCTTCCACATCTGCCATGCTTCATCATATACTCCAAGTATTTGAGAGAAATAAGGTATAAAGACACTTCTATCTCTAAATTTGTATTCCTCTTTAATGATTCCTGCTAATTTTTCTTGGTATAAGTTTTCTTTTTTCTTAGATTCATTAGCTTCAGTTAATAATAGTTTATGAAACTCTTCAGATATTTTAATTTTTAATATGCAAGGACCCCAATTATATATCCCATAGGTCGCTTTCTTTCCAGGCATGTTAGTTTCTATAGTTTTTTCCAAGATTTCTCACTATGTTTTTAGACCAATCATATAAAATTTTATTGGTGTATAAGTTCTTCATTTTATTAGCCATAATACATACAAATTGTATGTTGCCTTTCTCATAATATTTATTAGATCTTTTTCTATCGATAGACATATTAGTAAGTATATCTCCTTTACCTAACGTATAAGTCATTTTAAGACCGGATAGAGGGCATATAAGACCTCTTCTTTTAACCTGTCTCTTGTATATGGCTATCAACTGTTCATAAGTTAACAACACTTTCTTTCTCCCTCTTTTACTTCTACAATCTTGTTTTAAACCCATTAGCCTTCTTCTTATATAAGCTTCCGGAGTCTTACTATATTTATAATTGTCATGTTTTACTCTACATTCTCCACATTGAGCTTGTATTCTTCTAACCTTTTGTGTTTTAGTTTTATAAAAAGACTTCCAATGGAATCTTAAAATACTTTTTCTTTTACCACACTTAATACACTCACGTGTTTTACCAAATAATTTAATCTTTAAAGGGTCATCACCATTAGGATACTTTCTAATGGACTTTCCCTCTCTGTTTAATTTATTGTATATACCTTGTTTATTCCACATTAAAAATCTATTCCTTGTGTCACTGCGTGTTTTAATACTTGAACAATTAACCGACCATCTTGCTCGGGTTTAGCGCAGGAAACTAAAGTAATTAATACAACTAATAATAATATTTTTTTAATCATTGTAATGTTTCTTTCTTAAAAGGTTGTACATCTGTTTTAGCAATTTTATCCATCATCTTTTGGTAATCTTCCCCACTTAATATTGTTTTATAGATCCGTGATCCGATAGCCATCATCGATGCAGCAACCAATCCTGGGTCTGTATTTTGACTCATTGAAGCAGCTATCTCAAATAATTCTTCATAAATTCTAGCTAATTCTTTATCCGGATACATAGGGGGTTTATTATTCATTGAAGTCCTGCTTGTTGTACCATTGCTTTTAATTCTTCTACACTAAGACGTGATTTTATTTCACCCTGTGACTTACATTTATCACATTGGACAATCATATCATAAACTTTAATGTAACCATTTCCTTTACAATGATCACAAATTTTTATACCGTCTTTCATCTTTTAATCATAATATAATTATAGATAGGATAAGAAATAATATTTCCATCATGATCTTTCTGAAGATCAGTTACTTTCTTTTGAACTAAATCTACAATTCCTGTATAATTACATCCCCATTCTCCTCGAGTATGTCCTCTGTATTGATAATTCTTTTTCTTTTTAACTATTTCATCATAATCCATAGCCAAGACTCTTGCTCTACTAAATACATTACTTTCATTCATCATCTTCTTAGCGAAGGTAGTCCCTGTATAGTAAACTAATTTTTCTCCTTTCTTAGCAGTTTGAACCCAAAATTCTAAATCTCTAGGGGTTAAACTACTTTGAGTTAAAGGAACATGTCTTTTTATTTCTTCTTGTGTCTCAACTTGTCTTTTCTTATTGACACCAACCATCACTGTTCGAAGTGATTTATAATTTGGTGGAATAATCTTAAATTGATCTATGTACTCAATTACTTTTACAAAAAAAGTTGTATAAGAACCTGGTTTATTTATTTTATCTTTAGCTTCTTTCTGTAAATCTCCTGTTAAAACTTCAGACGCCATTTCCATGGCTGCGTGGGCCATATTATTTTTTTCTTTCATACTGTATTATTTTGCTTTACCGTTTAATTTTTTTTCTTTTTCTTTTGCAATTGCTTCTACTGTTTTACTGATAGAAAGTTTAGTTCCATCGGGTAATAACAATTTAGAAAGCTTAACTAAAACTGCATAAGTTTCTTTTGATAATGATACATTTTTATATAAGTTTTTATCCATTTTTCCTTTCCTTTTGATGCATTATTATAACATTATTTTATATGATAGTCAAGGAGAAAATACTCCTTGACTATCTTTTTATTTAGTGATAAAGAGAAAGTTCTCACCTTAAACACCGGTTCCTCTTTCCCTCTTTGGAATCGGTCCACAATCTATACAACTATACTTATCTTCTGACCATTCGTCTGGTTTTGTAGGCGCTTTACAGACAGGACAGACATAAGAATATGTTATTCTTGTGGTTCCGTACCGTTCTCTCCATTTATTGGGATGTATTATTTCCATGTTTTCTCCTATAATATATTATATCATAGAATTATGGCAATATTATGGCACATAAAAATAAATATTTTTTAAATGCGACATTTTGTCTATTGACTTTGCTATCCATATCATATATAATATAGGACATTAACTAACAAAAAGGAAAAAAATGAAAACTTATAAATTAACTAAATGGGGTGCAGAAAGATTAGTGCATTATTATGAAGATATTTTTGATTGGGGATGTGTTTATTACGATGAAGATAAATATACACCTATCTTACAAGATGTTTTATATGACACTATGAAAACAGGAAAATTAATTATTCCAGAAAAATATCCAGAAATAAAAGATATATTAAGATGTGATATGTCAAGTGGATTAGAGATGGATGAAATGAATGTTGATGAAATTAATTCATGGGCTACTCATCCTTATAGAAACTCTAGTTTTCAAAAAGAAATAGGTTGTTCAAAAACTACCATGTTAAAAACTATTGAGCAATATAAATTCTTAATAAAAGAATTTAGTAAAGATGGTATGTGTCCCATTCAATTTAAAAAACCTAAAAACAAACATTAAGTAGGTTGTCCCACTGGTTTTTCTTTGGGAAGAATTAAATTTTCTTCAGCGCAAAAGAATTTAATGATGGTTCCGTATTTATTAATTTCCTCTGGTCCTACTTCTTTTGCTTTTTTAATTGATTCATTATATCCTGCAATCATACATTCATAATGAGAGTTATATAATTCTGACATTGGAAATGGGGGAAGACAAGTGTTATATACACTCGTGCACATAATCATACTAAGAACAAATTTCATTTATTTTTCCACATTCTTTTTTGATGTTTACTTAATCTTTTTGTATGTCTACCAGGTCTTTTTTTTCTAGTAGCTCCTTTATAGTTACTAACTCCAAACTTAGGTGCTTTAGCCATGTGTATTACTATCTAATTTAATATCTTTTTTGCTCATTACGTGAGGAATATAACTTATTTTTCCATTAACTTTTTGTTCTATATCATTTCCACAGTTTAAACATCTATAAATTGTTTGATGAATAGAAACAAATATACTTGTTTCCTGACACAATGGACAATCTCCATTGACAACCTGCGCTGTCATATTAATTGCTGTCCCGAATGGTCCTTTACCGAACATGTTTCTCCTTACGTTTATAAACTTTCTTATTCTTTATCACACGTTGATGGTAACGTCCATCACTTAATTGTTGTGCTGCTCTGTTTCTAGGTCTATTCTTTTTAAGGAAAAAAGAGTATGATTTCTTATTCAAGGATTATTTTTTTAATTGATTTTTCACCCATATAAATCTCTGTTTCAGCCTTAGCCTTGATACATTTATAAGTTACACTTTCACTATAGGTTCTCTCCGCTTCACGTTTCCCGCGCAAACAAATTCCCATCGAGGGCTGGATACGGTGTTCTTTAATCTCTCCGTTTACAAACATCAGAAGTGCAAAAACTGTTTCGATCATGGATGACCTGAATTGCCGTTAGTATATTTCATCTCTCTAGATGCATCTTTTAATTTTTCTATATCAGTTAAAACTTTGTCCATTTGTTTTGTTAAAAATTCTATGTTTACTTTGTTCAAAGCCATAGACTCTATGTGCTTGTTCAACTTATCCGTAGTTTTATACAGGTCTTCGATCATCATGAACTGCTCAGAATCAGCGGGCAATGAACCAAGTTGACCCCGTGGCCATTTGATTCTAAACTCTGTATTCTCGGTCAAGTCTTTTTCCATCAGCTCTAGCGTTGTAGAAATTTTATTTTGTGTTTCAATAATACCGAAGTATGCCCAGGTCCCGATCGCGACCATGGCGATGAGGCTGGCTACGGTCTTCATAGGCATTTGCACGGCTGCTTCTTCAGAAATTTTTAAAGGTTGTTT